GCAATTCTGATTGATGGGCGAGGTAACGCGCCATCGCCCTTGTACTCAAAGCCCGACGCCTCGATGGGTAACGGCTGATAATCAATGCTGCCGTATTTAATTGAATATGCGTTTACAAGATCATCATTGGTGCTTGGTATATCTGTCTTTAGATTTCTGCCTGCATGAAAATAGTACCGGTGGTCATCGTTATGCAGATCTTGAAAAAGCTGCAGCTCAAACAACTCGATGATGGCGAAAGGGCTGGAGCTAAGCAGCTCTTCAAACGCTCTGTTGCTCATGGCTCAATGACTTGCTGGAACGTGGCCGTCAGCTGGTTCAAGCCAGCAGAAGTCATCTGCTTAGACCATTGCTGACAAATCCATTTATATGTTTCGGTTTCATCTGGCGGCGACCAATCAAAATGCTCAGCGCCACCACGCGCCTCCAGAAACGTTTCAATCGTGTCTGAGTCCGCTTCAGTAATGTTTTTCCAGGTAAGTGTCCAAGACTTCAGGTCTGTATTAAGTCCGTAACGCAAACGTTGGCTGTAGCCGTCGCCAAACTGTACGTTTCTGACGTTTGGCTTGCTTGCTTTTGCTGCTCCATAATCAGGAGCAATGCTTGGAAAAGTAGCCATTAGCGTGTTAACAAGCCTCCAGGTCGTTTTTGCTTGATCAGTTCAGCTTGCACAGCTTGACCAATCACTTTGCCGAGCCGATCAGCATTGGGTTGATCGCCTTGCACGTTACTGCCAGTTGCGTCAACGTTCACGACTACGTTACCCACTCCACCACCAGAAGACTCGACGCCAAGCTTGCCGTTGGCCCCACGACGTAAAGGCAGCACGGCTTCAGGACCTGCCTCACCCATCAGCGCCATTGTTGGGCGGCCTATGTAACCGCCCTTGGCATAAGGAACGATTCCGTTTTGAGCAAATACGTTTCCATTGGCTGAGGGGAAAATTGAACCGACAAAAGATTTTGCCCCAGCTTGCAAGAACAAAGACGCAACTTGCCTTAATACGCCAGACAAAGACTCGCTAAGCGATTTTGTGCCATCAATCAAACCTTGAATAGCGTTGGCAAGTCCTGTAGCAACAGTGTTTTTAATTGACTCAAAAAGACCGTTGGTTTTCTCGGTTTCTGTGTTTAACTCTTTTGTTTTGTCAACCGATCTGCCAAGAAGTTGCAATTTTTTTAAGTTAAGCTTGGTTTGTGCATCTGATAACGCAATCTCTTTATTGGCACCTGTTAACCCATCTTCTTGAATTTTTAATATTGCCTTATCATATTCCAAATTTGCCAAAGTAAATTCATTGCCTTTAATTCTTTCTAAATTAATTTGCCTTGTAAGTTCAAGCAATTCGTCTGATGCTTGTGATTGCTGGCTGACAGCACCGCCTGTCGCACCTCCGCCAGCCAGAAGAGCAGGCGTCGTTAAATCAACAATTGGTTTTTGGCCAAAACCTTGAGCACGCAAACGCGCAACTTCTTCCTCTAGTTCTCGCCTTCTTTGTGTGCCTTTTGGGCCGCGAAAACGTGAACTACGTGAAAGATTGTCAAAGCCAAGATTTTTCATAGCTTGAGACTGTATCTCAGCTTCTGTGAATAAATTATTTATACTATTAGTCAAAAACGTAACAAAATCTATAATTCCTTTAAAAATAGGCTCTAATACTTTGCCAATGTTTTGTCCTAAAGTAACAAACGCATCTTGCATTGTTGAGAGTTTTCCATTTAGCGTGTCTGCCTGGGCCGCTGCCCCATTAAAGTATTGGCCGCCATCATTAGTTAATTTAATTAAAGCAATATTTGCCGCTTCAAACCCTATTTGACCCTTGCTCATTGCCTTGGCTAATTCTTCACCACTTAAGTTGTACATCTTTTTTAATTCGCCAGTTAAGTCAACACCTCGTTCAAGCAACTGCAAATTCTCTTCTTGAGCAAATTTTCCTTTAGCTCTAATTTGACCGAATGCAGTTGCAATCCCGTCAAGCTCTGCTCCAGTTGCTCCAGAAACATCAGCTAATCGTTTTGTTGTGTCCACAAGACTGTTAGTCTCAATCCCAAAAGCTTTTAATTTTTTTGTAACATCTACTAGGTCTTTAACTTGAAATGGAGTTACAGCGCCAAAAGCTTTTATCTCCGCCAAAATTTGTTTTGTTTTCTCTGTGCTACCTGTTAAGACCTCAAGAGAACGCGTTTGTGATTGCAGCTCTGCTGTTGTGCCAAAAATACCTGCAAGAGCTGCGCCAGCACTAAGACCTGCAATCGCAGCCAAAGGGCCAGCAATACCTTTAAAAGAAATTGCAAGATTTTTTGCCTTGCCTTGGACGCCTTGCATGGCGTTACCAAGTTTTCTTATGCCATTTGCGCCGCGCGTTTTAACGTCAACGAGCATTTGGAAAGTTGTTTTTGCCATCAACTCTGCTCCTTGTTCAAAATTTTCATGGCCGCCGCTTCCATGATTTGCAAGTCCTCTAGCACGGCTGGCGGATCCTTGACTTCATACAGTCTAAACAGCCATTGCACGGCTGTATAGTCCAGCCCGCAAACGCCAGACATTGTTGTGCGCCACTGGGTTTGGCAACGCAAGAACATCTCAACAGCAGGCCAATTTTCTTCCCATACTTCAAAATGTTCTTCTTTTACCTCAGGCAGCACCAAGCCAAACGCCTTGGCGTCTGCCTTTAATTGACTTTGGTCTCCTGGACCGCTGAACAGATACTCAACGGCCTCGCTTAGTTTTTTCTCTTGGCTCCCTGCTTGCTCTCTAGATAAGCCCCAGCAATTGCCGTTGCCATCATCGGCACATCCAACAGCTCATCTCGTTTTGTGATGCTGTACGGCAACTCTTTGCCGTTCTCATCCTCAATACCAATCCACCCCATCATCACCTCACGGGCAATCTCAACGTCCGTCAGGTTGCCCTCTGCGCTTAACTCTGCAATCTCTAGAAGTCTGCTCTGCGTCAAGTCTTTGAACTCAACATCAAAAGTGACCCGTTCGTGTTTGCCCCCATCAACAGGAACATCCACAGAAACAGGCCACTTGTAAGTATTTGACTTCTTAAGGACGAATGCCATAAAAAAGGTGATTCGCCGTCAGACTAGCGCACCATTAAGTACAAACAATGCTGTACTCATTGTTCCCTGCAGTTGTTGGCGTTGCGTTGTAGGGCAAGTTCAACATCTGGATGCCGTCAGAATCTGAATAGGTTGGTGAACCTAGGTCAGTCTGCGGAGCACTGAAAGTAACCCTATTGCCAGCCGATTGACCATGCTGGAACGTGTTTGTCCCGGTACTGGTTCCAGTCGCATCAGTGAAGAAGTTATGAGTGGCGAGCAATTCAGCCTCAAGAACAATCGTGCCATTAGGCCGGCGATCAGTAATCTCAACCGCCTTAGTGCCACCAACCAATTCGCGATAAACAATCGCATTTGACTGATCAAAGCTGAAGGACTGCAAGGCACCTGCGTAGCTAAACAAGGTAAAGCTTGTGGTGTTGCCGTTCTTGAAAATAACCGGCGTAGCCTGGTTTGCGTAAGTCGTGCTTGGGTTTGCTGTGTCAGTTGGCGCGTTAAACAATCCCGTCATCGTGAAATTAATCACAGGGATCTGTCCCACTTCGCCTGTGATTGCAAAGCTGCCACGACAGCCAGTCAACTTGTGACGAACTCCATCGACAAAATACTCAAGCGTGCAACTTTCAAATGATGCGCTAATTGGCGCATAAGTGACTGAAGTGTTTGCCGCTATCGTCACCGAGTTGCCACAAGAACGCATAATTGCGTCCCATTTAGGTGCTGTGCCTGCAGCCCCAGAGCCTGCCAGCTCAACCTCAAACGAAATCTCAACCCGCTGATTAGCAAGCAAAATGTCGTAGTTGCCCATATAGCCACGGATCAACTCACGCTCAACAGCATCAGCCTGAAGCGGAGTGATTTCCATGTTGCGGACTAAAACCGCATCAGTGCCTGCAGCTGTGGGGTCAGACCCGTAGCTACTTTCAATCTTCGCCAGCAATAGGCGTTGACTCGTCCTCAGTGTCATCGGTTACAACCTCAAAATTGGGGCTAGTAGGTTGAGCCGGCTGAGTCCGCTCAATGAGCTTTCGTTTGCCGGTTTTTGGATCAACAAGGTATGCACCCCCTTGACCCAAGTTTTCATCTTCCATCTTAAGGGCCTTGCGTCAGATCAGCTAATCGAGTTCGGTAACGAACTAGATAATCGCAACCTATTACACCTGCCGGTTGATCTGCATCAACCATTTCAAAACTTACGCCTTGCGGCTGAACATCAATGGCATAACCAGCAAGAGTTAAATCAGCCATGATTTTGCTGTGCAGGCTTTCAACTATTGGGTCGGCAACTTCATCAGGCTTTTCACCCCGCACAATTACAGACACACGCACAACAAGCGACCAATCCAAAGTTGGCAAACTTGTGTTCTGTTCTGGCGTATCACTTACAGGCTCAACAACCAATGCAGGGCTTTCGCCGCGCTGCAATGGGACAACACGGCTGCGATAAATCCGAGCGCCCACATTCGTGGTGCCACTCAGGCTGCTCATGATGTCTTCAAGAATGTTTTCGCGCAGTGTCGTCATGTCTTCTGCAGCGAGATTTCACAAAGCAACCCGTCATCAATCAAACGAGTTTCACGAACTGTATAGGCAACAGAATCAACGGTGATGCTGGTGCCTGCCGTAAGAGTTCCAAAGTCAGAAGCCTTGGCGGTGATTTGGTAGTCGGTTTGCAACACCATGTCACCAGCCAAGACTTGACTGGGCTGATCCAACAAGACTTTGGCGGTTGTAGAGCCTGACGTTGCAGACACGCCAAAAGGATCATTAAGGAAGACCCCTAGATCGTCTGATAAAAAATCAGCTAGCGCCATCAGCCTTAGGTTTCCGAGTGCGTTTTGCTTTGGGTTTAGGGTCTGCAGCCGTTTCGTCAGCTTTGATTGCTTTACCCATGCGGATTAACAATTCACCGTCTGCGTTGGTTAAGTCATAGCTTTGACCAGCCTCAAGGGCTTGGCCGCTTGCCATAACTGCTTTGGTGCAAGTGACTTTCATAAAAAAAAGGGGGGCCGTTGCCGGCCCCTGTGATCATCAAGCGGTAGTGATGTCAGAAATTGCAGCAAACGCGCTGGCCTGCCTGACCGCAACATCAAACGTGATGATGCCCCGGACAGAAGTCAGTGCTTTGCTGAAATCATCAGAGTCAGTGCCAATTGTGATTTCCAGGCCGTTGCCATAGAAACCAATCATGGCCTGACTAAAGTCACCAGCAACCAAGGCAGAACAAACGCTAGAAGCAGAACCCTTCGTCAAGTTAGAAGGGACAGCGTTGGTTACTGCCAAGGGATAACCGTTCAGGGTCAAAGGCGTTGGGCCACGACCAATAGCGGAAAGATCCGAGTTGTAAAGGAAAACACCGTCACCAGCAGCTGAGCCGCCTGCACGGAGTTTCTTCAGGCCGCCAACAACCTTGCCGTTGGTGACATAAGCCATGTTGGGGCCAAAGGCGTTGTCCTCAGTGATGGCAGTTTCTAGATCAACCACTTTCTCAAGGGTCAATGCACCACCGTTGGTGCCCATCGCAACGGATCCAATACCGGAGGTGTTGCGGATACCTGTTGGCTGACCAGAGGAACCAGAACCGTTAAGCACTGCGGAATCAACAGCAGCGTTGATGCCGTCAGTCAAATCACGGCGTACAAGCTCTTCAATGCCAGGTGTGCCCTGAAGCAAAGTTTGACGGCTGTACTTGGAAAGAGCCGCGAGGTTCTTGGGGCTCATCGTGATCTGATCGAAAGTCGATTCAGATTGCGTGATGGCGGTTGTCTCAGAAGACAAGTAGTAGGTGCTGGAAACACCAGAGCGGCGAGGGATTGCAACATCACCAACCAATCCGGTCAGGGTGCGAACGCCGAGGCCAACTACAGGTGAAGAGTTCCGCAGGGCTTCGATGAAATCATCAGCCAGCAGATCGGTTGCAACAAGGTTGCCGCCGGTCGTTGCGCCACTAGTGACGTAGGTCGCCCGTTGTGACAGCGCAGAGAAAGGAACAAAGAAGGAACGCTCACTCGTGGCAGCAATGCCAGAGCTGCGCTGGACTTCTTGGCTCAGCTCACGGCAAAGACCAGCGCCATGCGATGACCAATCACCAGTGATCAAAGCGCGGACGCCATCGATCAGCTGATAACGCTCTTGGGTCTGCTGACCAAGGTCAACAGGAGCAACAGTTTCGACAGGCTTAGCGCCAATCTTTTCGAGAACAGCTGCACGGGCAACATCAATGCTGCTGCCGTTATCAATCAGCTGCTCAGCAAGGTCACGCATTTCATGCTTGCCGCAAAGCTCTTGAATGTTTTTGATGCGGGTACGCTCTGACGAGGCAGCCTTTTTGGAAGCCTCATCGCGCACCACGTTGAGATCGGGTGCTGT